GCCCATGACCTTGCGGAATTGTTCTTCGAACTCAACTTGGTTAGTTGGCTCTCCACGTAACACCCATTCTGTTACGCCTAGTTCGCCTAATGCTGTTGCTATATCTGTCATTTGTTTATCCTAAGTTACTGAAGCCTTACTCCAAAAAAGTTAGATCCTAAAGTTCCTGCATTAATAGTCCAATTATTTTGACCAGCGCCTCTAAGTTCTATCTCATCGCCTACTGAAAGACTTTTAATAATTGAGCCATTAATATTATAATATTCATAGTTTGAATCTACGTTTATAACAAACTGCCTTATATCAAGTACTTTTGAACCATTAATATAAATATAATTCTCTTGCCAACGTGCATTTGCATCTGTTGTAGAGGTGCAAGAATAGCACTTTTGTAACAAGTATACCCCTGCTTCTGTAATAGTAATTGTATTAGAACTTATAGATGCTCCATCACCAGCAAAGTTTGATAAGGTATAAGTTCTTGTAGCCCCAGGCGTATAACTACCACTTACATTGCAGTTAAAGTACTTAGCTTTCATACCCAAGCTAGTAATAAAAGGAGCAGCCCCTGCTGTAGTCTGTATCGTATCAACTTTAAGGATAGAACTCATTGGGCTATCTCCCTGACTGAAAGAGTACTAACGACATGATAACCAGTGTTGTCTCCTAAACCACCCATTGCACACACATGACTAGCATTTCCACTATTTTGAGCAACCATTACAGTATATGTAATTGAGCTTGTTGTATTATGTGTTGTGTCATACCACTCCATAGTAAATGGAGCTTGTCTATTATTTGCTGCACCATCAGCCCCACCATAAGCCGCCATAGTTGCTCCGTCAGGGGTATTGATGTTGCCATGACCAGTGGTTCCAAGAGGACTATAAGCGACTGAACCACCTATCGTTCTTTTAAATACAGCACCTACTGTTGCCGCATTTGCATAAGAGGCTAACGTACTTGTACACATAACGTGAAGCTTAGAGTTTGCAAATTTAGGAGTAAAGCTTAGTTCTAAACCAGAAGTTACATAAGCTGATGAGGTAAAGGTTGTATATGTTTGTCTAATTGCACTACCAACCTGAATAACATGGCCTGGAATAGCCACACCATTACCACTAGTCTTTTCGTTTATGGTGTCTACCTTTAGGATGCTCATTGGGCTATCTCCATAGCGGTCATTCCCATTTTACCGTATGTTGGGAATGAATAATAAGTAGTAACAGTATTAACACTTACTCTGATATAAGATGTGTAAGTTGTTGCATTTGTTGTACTTGGAGAATCATAATAAACAAAAGAATGTGGTATATATGGTTGATTTTCTTGCATAACTAGACCATTAGTATCTGCTAAATTGGAACTACCTCTGTAAATAGTAACATAAGCATTGCCAGCTTGATTATACCAACTACCGCCTTGCACTGATATAAGTATCTTACTACTAGAACTTTTAGGAGTAATAGTTACTGAATGACCAGTTGTTACAAAACTTGTGCTTGAGGTGTTCATACTTGTGCTAAAAGGTTGATGAACAACCTGAATAACATGACCAGCAGGAGCAACAAAACCATTACTAGCATCAAGCGTTTGCCCAGACGGTACGATAATCTTATTGGCATTACTGCCAGAGCTAAGACCTTTTAAGTTTTCTACGTGTAAAGTACTCATATGATTGTCAAGTTCCCATTAACTGTAAGCGTTATGCTTGACGCTATTGTTAGAGGTCCATTACAACTAGCATTGTGTGAGCTAGGTATAGTTGTGTCTGTACCCATAGTCTGATCATTAGTCTGAAACAACGCTGTCTTAGTTGTGTTCTGTGTTGTATCAAACAGTGTAGCTCTAATGCTGCTTGCAAATGTACCACCACCTGAGAGTGTGGGTGCATCTGCTACGCTGAATATGTTGTGAGATACAATAGTCATCTCATCGTTTAATGCAGCGCCAGTGCCTAACACCACTGTAGTTCCTGTGGTAGCTGTGTAATCAGCAGGTTGTAATAGTATTCCGTTTTGATATACGTCTAGGTTTCCAATAGAGTATACAACATTAAATGTGGTTTGTCCAGCAGTAGCTGTATATGTTTGCGCCCTTCTTGTACCTTCGGTTAGTGACTGTCCTATGTATGCCATGTCTGTGTCCTATCCTATTAACTGACCCGACCAAGTAGTGTAGTAACTATATACATAAGCATCAGATTGTGCGCTATTTACTTTAATTTCCACATAGTCATTTGCTGCAAGGCTTAAAATTATACTGTAGGCAATTCTTTGATAATTACCTGAAGTACCATCATCACCCAACCCATCTATAACCACAGCCCCATTTACTGCATGATAAGCCCTGCTGTACCCTCCAGACCCACTGTTGTGTAAGCCTGAATAACAGAAAAGGTATTTACCAGCTACTGGAGCAGTAAATTTATTACTTGAAAAATGTGAACCCACTCCACCTTTAATTCCTGCACCCCATGCATTAAGCAGTTGATTGCCTGTCGTCACACTAGTCACATTTGAATTTAACACTACATGAAACCACGGCTGATAAGGCATTGTCACACGGCCTGATCCGTCTATGGTCATTTGTATTGTATCATTTGTAACAAGTTTTAATGGAACATTTGTTTTACTACCTACTAAGACTGCTGTGTTATAAGCTTGCAAATAACCAACTAGGTTGCTACCCACAAACCCCTCTATTGCTGAAGCAGACGAACCGCTTACCCCTAAAGATGTGTACGCTGCGCCATAGTTACTAGGACTTGCCGTTCCAATCCCCACATTTTCTTGGCTAGTTATTGTGATAGCTGTGGCATCAGCATTGTCATCTATGCCTACTCTGGTAGCTAAATCTTTAGACTTACCCATTAGGTAATCTCCAATATACTCATCATTACATCACAAGAGGAGGCAGCACTTGATGTCACTTTAATCTTATCGTTTGTTTGTAGAACGACTTTTTGATCACCTCCTACGACAACAAGACTGCCTCCGCTAGGTACTGTAGCTTGTTTAACTAAGAACGTATCATTAGATCCGTCATTGTGTGCTACATCAACTGTTATAGCTGCAGTAGTTCTATTAGCACAAGACAAACCGATAACGGTTGTAGCTGTGCTGCTCCCTACTGTGTAGCTTCCCACTATGGTGGCTGATGTGCCTATGCTACGTGAAGTCTTTCTAAGAAATGTATTTGCCATATTGCTATCCCAAAGCTATTGCTAGTGCAACGGCTGAACCTGCTGCATCAAAAGCTGTTGATGCCGCTACACGTGCATCTGCTCTAGCGTTTGTGAAGTATAAATTAGTAGACCCTTCAGATAGATCATCTGTGTCGTGATTACCAAAAGAGATTATAGAGTTTAAATCGTGATCGTTAGATGCAGGGTCAAGGTGAGCAGCAACACTAGCAGGTAAAGTTATGAATACAAACTTAGTTCCTGCTGAGAAGTTTGTTGCTGATCCACTGTTTGAACTAGATAGTACTGTAGTTCGTGTTAGTGTGTTAGTGCCACTGTATGTACCTAGTCCTACTTCCCACTCATCAGTACCATTAGCTGTATGCACAATGGCGTAGTAAGTCGTGTCATTAGTAGACATGACTGATGCAAATGTATCAAAGGTAGCACTTGCACCACCAAGAGTTAGGTTTGATGTTCCTGTAGTAGTAGTGGTTTCACGTACACGGTCTTTTAGTACTAATGCCATTGTATTACCTTTACGTTATACGTATGACTGCGTTGGATGCATCTGCTGTAGGAAAGATAACAGTAAAGTCACCTGCTGTTGAGGCTACGTTTGAGCCAAACGAGAATACAGCTATAGCTTTGTTACTGACTGAACTGTTATACAGTAAAGCTCCAGCAGCAGTAATTGTTAAGTTAGAGAATACTTCATCTGCAAAGTCTACAAGTGCCGTATCCCCCGATAATGAAATGACAGGCGAATCCAATCCCTGTCCTCCTGCACTATAGTTTGTTCCTGTAGCTTCATCTGAGTTAGCTGTAAGGTCTGAATAGTTAGTGGTAGCTTTACTGAAGCTACTTGTAGGAGAGGGTTTAATTAAAGCTATCTTTAATGTGTGTGTGTCTAAGTCGTGAACACCCCCAAGTAGCTCTTGCTTGAAGCTGTTGCACATTGCTGTAGTAATAGTACCCATGAGAATGTCCTTTTGTTAAATGCACGAAGAGGCCAGCAAAAGCCAGCCTCTAAGTTTA